TTCGATCTTCACCATCAGAGTCCATATTCACCTTGATATGATAGAAGTCTAAATCTTTCGGATCTACAACAGTCGCTGCTGGACTGTTCATATCGTGAGTCTTATTAATTCTTCGGAGAGAAACTCCAGAGAACTCATACTTCTTAATCTCTTCACCAGATGAGTGACTTGACTTAACAGTATTATCAATACCTCTGGTTGTGATACCAGTGATTGATCCGTTTGCAACTCCTGTGTAGGATATAATTTCATTTCCAAGAATTGCATATCCAAAGTTTGTAGTTCCAACACCAACACCTTCAAATGTTGCGAAGTTAGATGATGAAATAACAGAAATATCTGTTAGAGCAGATGTATCATAATCAGCTGTAAGTTTTGTGGATGGAATATCTGAATCAACACCATTTATTGTTACTAAATTATTAAATGCATGTAATCCATGAGCTCTGTGATCAACTTTGAAATGTAATCCATCATTGGTTTGATCCACATCAATTGATGCGATTGTTGATCCACTTCCAACTGTTTTTCCATCAACACCAATCACAGTTGATCCATTATTAAATCCAAGTGTTCCGATACCTGTAACAAATGAACCTTGAATATTATCAACAACCAAACTGTTAGTTGCAGTGATTAATCCAACAGAGAGAACAGCACCACTTCCGTTTCCAAGACCAAGTGTTCCAACTCCTAAAGTGTCACCGACTGCATAATTCTTACCACCATTTGTAAAGGTAACAACACCAATCTGTCCATTCTCCACACGAACATTACCTATGATTCCACTTCCCTCTCCAGTCTGAGTTTCCATTGGAATATCAGTGTATAAGAAGTGACCACTAGCGGGAGTATATCCAGCGCCAGGATTGATGATAGTCACATCATTTGCACCATTAATCGTCGCAATACCAGCAGTGTTGATAAGAGTTGCAGATGCGTTTAAATTATCAAATTGACTGATTGTAACGCCAGGAACTAATCCAGCGGCAGGAGTTGTTGATAATGCAGTTGATAATCCAATCACTGCTTTTCTGGAAAGTGATTGAATTGAGTTTTCTGGTAAAGTAATAATTTGATCATTACCTTGAGATAACTCTGGACTAAAGAATCTACCTACGCCTGGATTTGTATTAAAGACTGCCTTACGAATTGTAAATTTAAGATCTTCGTATTGACTTGCATCCCAAGTTACACCATTCTGAGACTTAAATAAAGATCCTAGATATGGTTGCTGACTGATAATAACCTGTTGTTCGTCTGGTAATCCAGCAGTGGATATATCCACTTCACCCATTCTTGATATCCAAACCGTATAGTTTTCAGAAGCTGATAATAGAACTAACGCATAACGTGATTCACCTTGTAAATAAACAGGAGAATCAAATGTGAATGTTGTTGGAGTTGATGCATCATCTGATAAATTAACCTGACTTGGATCTAAAGTTACAACACTGAATGGTAATATCTTAGATGTAGGTAATCCAGTTTCAACAGTTCTAATTTGCAATGTGACAGGTAATTCTTCATCCTTGTCTCTGAAGAAACAATCAACTGATGTAATAAAAATACCACTAGTATCTTCTACTGTAAATGATTGTGCTAATGGATCATCGTCTCGTTCAAAGAAATTTCCTGTAAGAACTAATCCTGAGTCTCTTCTTCTTGTAATTCGATCATTAACAATTCTTTGATCGGATACATTTAATCTTTCAATTTGAGGAACCTTAGTGCTTAAAATTTGAGCTTGAGTATTTTCCAATATACCAGAAGCTGCAAAGTTTGCTTCAGCCGATCCTGTAACTGTGCCTGCAAGTTTTGAATTTATAGGACTTGTGGTTAAACGAAGTGTTTTTGTACCAGTTTCAAATCTTGGATTTGCATCAACATTTGGATTTGGTATTTCATAACAAGAAGTTAATTGTCCTATGCCATCAGAAATTAATCTAACATCAGATATTGTTGCCTCTGCACCACTTGTCTGACCAATCAACTTTAGATTTTTAACAGCATGTCCAAAGAAAGAACCTTGAACTTGGGTTGCAAGACTAAATGTATCAACATTCAAGATAGTTGATGATGTTGAATATACTGTTGAAATACCAACATTACTCTGATAAGGATTTGATGTGCTAATTTTAGTTGGTGCGTTATATGGGCCTTCTTTGTGATTTGGTGCAGCTAATCTAAATACAAACTTATTATCACTTGATTTTACAGTCTCACCAGTTTGGAATATACCAGAAGTCATATTAACTTCAAGAAATTTTGGTGTTGTAAAATTGGTTACATCAACGTTATCGAAATAAACATAGAAACGAGTTCTAGGTTTCATACGATGAGTTATAATTTCAATGTTTCTCTTTCTCATGAAAGGAACAACATCACGACTTAAAACTTTACTTCCTATAACTTCAGTTGTTACTTTTGGAGTGACTTTATATTGGATACCCTCTCTTGATTGTCCTTGTCTTATTTGAACATCTTCAAATGTTGTTGTTCGTGTCAATCTTGCATTTGCTATTCCAGCGTCATTAGCTCGACTATTAAATCCACTAACTGCGTTTCTGGCTCCACGAAAAGCAGCCCGACCTCGGCTAGTTCCTAAATCTAGAGTTCCTAAATTAGTCACAGATGTTTGAGTTCTTGTCCCTAAGATTGTCTCACCGCCCCAATCTGTCTGCCAAGAACCCCAATTAACTTCACTAAATCCAGTTTGAGTATTAACTCCTAATTCTCTGACTTTTTGATCATACGCAGAATTATCCTCAGTAATAATTGATTCAACTACTTTTGTATCCGTCCAAGTATCAGAGTCTGGATTTATTTTCATATCTCCAGAGTAATAGACAATCAGATATGGATTGACATTTTCAATTCTTGATGCATATATTTGTTTAAGATAATCTGCCTCTGTATAATCTAAAGTTAAAAGTCTGCCTGTTTTCTTTACATTTTCACCATCAATGTCAGTTAAGAAATTAAGATCTAATGTTGGATTTGCAGTTGTGCCAATTCCAATAAATGATTTTGATCCAACTACTAAATCAAGACAAGTTGTGTAATGGCCTGGTCTTAAGTATCCGTTTTGAGCATCTATACTTGCAGAAAAATCTGGATGTCCAATTTGATGAGCTTCATGTTTTCTAAAGTTATCAACAAAGAATCCTGATTTAAATCGATTTAATCCGTCTGAATCTGTGATTTGTAGATTTGCAGTGTCCTGTTCAAGAAGAGAAAGTGCAGTATAATATTCGACTTGTTCAAGTCTTTTTTCAAGTCTTCCGATATCAGACATTCTAAAACGTTTATGATCCGTTCTAGTTACAAGAACATTTTTAATATTTTTTATAAATGCAGGCAAAGACACAGATGCAACTTCTATTGCATCACTAATTGGTTGTGGTGGCTTAGGATCATCTGAAGGCACACCCTGCAAATATACAAACTCGCCAGCTTTATCAAGGAATAACTTATCTTTTCGAGGTAAGTAATAATCGTAACTTACAACTAAATTTTCATCTGGAACTAAAGGATCAGGAATATTATTTTCTTGTGATGCAAAACTTCTTGATCTAAAATCAAATGGTGATATTGTTGATGATGTATTATATCCAGCAACTTTAGGTCGAATATCAATTAAATCACTATTTGGAATATTATAAGTTGTGTCTAAAGGTATTTTTGTTTCAGTGCCACTAGGATAACTTGATGCGGTATAAAAATCACCAACATCATCTGATGTTACGAAGAAGTTTTTAAATATAATCTTTAATCTATTTGTTGGCGCTTCAAAAATTGACTTTCTTTTGATAAACGAGAAATCATAGTATGTTGGTTTTATATTTGAATCTAATTCAAATTGATTTGTAATATTCCGATCACCCTCTGTAGTTGCGGTTACAGAAGCAGTGATTCCTGATTTTTCTGTTTTAATTTTTTCACCAACATCAAATGTATTTTGATTTAAAAGAATAATTCCCAACGTAGTTACGTTTGGTTTTTCAACAACTAATCCAACTGCATTACTTGCTAATCCAGTGATCTTCTCTCCAATAATTAAATCTGAATTATTTCCACTTGGGCCATCATACGCAGTTAAAGTCAAAGCAGGTAAATCAGGATCTCCAGCATCATTTGATTCAATAACTGCAAGTAATTCAAATGCGTCAGCAACATTTAGTGATATCTTACTATCTTGAACTCTTGATCCAAATATATTACTCGAAGTTAAACCATCATTTAAACTATTTGTTCCAATTCCAGATGCGGATTCAACTGACCGATTAATAACTATTACATTTGATTCATTTACCTTTTTCTGTTTAGTTACAACTTTTGATTTAAGAACAGTTGCAAATAGATTTGCCTTTCCTGATGCCTTACTCAACGCAACAAATGTAACTGTTTTCTTATCAGCAGCGATTGATACTTGACTTGATTTAAGTGGTTCAACTGATCCATCGTCATATGATATGAAATATCTTTCTTCATCAAATGGTTGGAAGAATAAATCTGCACCAGCGTTAGGTGATGTGAATTGATTACCAGATACTGTGATATTACTAAATTGTTTTCTTAATTGAATTGTTGTATTTGTAACATCTAGACTCTCAAGATTGATATTTCTAACAGGTGTGACAAAACTATTATCACCTACCTCAAAAGATGGAGAACGGAGAACAAGATCATTAACATCAAGTGAGCCAGGAATCAAACCATCTGAAACTCCACCATTACAAACACCAGTAACTGATGTAACACCAACAACATTAATTGTGTCACCATCAGTTGAAATTCCTGTGATTCTATTAAAACGAGGGACAGTTTCACCAGGCACAGTGTAACTTACGATGTTATTTGATGTGATAATACCAGCAAAGTTCTGTCCAGACGCAGTAATGATACCAGCGTTACCAGATGTATTACTTAATCTAAAATTACCTGATGTTAAAGTACTAAGTTTGACAGTATTATTGAGTAAAAGATCAGCTTCAAATGTTGAAACACCAACTGCACTCTTTATAGATTTAACATCATTAAATGTAAAATCATCAACTTTGGTAATGATTCTTCCGTTTTGAACTCCATTAATTAATATTGATTCATCCTTCAAAAATTCACCGCTAACATCAATTAAACTGAGATCTGATACATTAGAACCAGTTGCTCTTACAAATCCTGTCGCACCACTTCTTGCACCTTGAATATGAGTTCCAAGTGTTACAGAAGTAATTGCAGTTCCGACTTTAATATTTGTGAATGTTTTGATATCAAATAAACGAGTTTCAAATTGAGTTGTTGAATTTACAAAACTTCCAGATTGTGCTTTAAAATCATAAAGTCTTGCAAGTCCAATTTCTGCACCACCACCACCTCTTCTCTTATCAAGTAATGCTACAGTTGCAGTCGTTCCAATTCCTAAACTGGGTGATCCAAAAATATTATTGACAAATAATGGATTACCTGTTGAATAAGTTACTGCTTCCTGTTCGATTGTTTTAGTTGTTCTTGGTTTTGGAACATCAATAAAAGAGGTTGATATTCTTTCTATCTTATATCCTCTCACATAAGCTAAGCCAGGCGAGACTTGAACTGTTAATAAATCATCAGATGGTGTATTACCTTGAGCTGTTTTTTGTTCCGATGTGTATATTCCTTTGTTTCCAATCTGATCATTTAAAGATTCTTTTACAAATGTTTCAAAAGGTTTGACATAGTAATCCCCAGATTCATCAAAAGTTCTTTGAGCTAAAGTATCATTAATTAAATTATATTGTGTGTCTTTTACAAATGTTTGTAATTCTCCTTGTTGAACACGAGCAATCTCGATAAAATTTTGATCGTTTGTATCATCAAGAGCTTTTTTTGATAAACTAACTTCAATTTGAAGACGATCTGCGCCAGGAGCAGCAAAGTTAGTAAATCCAGATGCGTTATCATTTAATGATGGATCTTCATCAGCACTAATAAAATTTTCTTGAATATCAAATCCTATACGATATGACGGTGTATTTGAATATTGATCTAAAATTAAAGTTTCACTTTGAACTTGTGCAAAAGTTCCTCTAATAAAATATACACCTTCTCCGATTGACATTGCAGATCCAGTTGCATTTGCACCAAATGCTAAAGTATTTGCAAACGGTTCATTCGCAGCAATAACACTTGCACCATAAACAATATCTTGGTTTGCGGATAAACTTTCCCCATCACTAAATTTTTCAGTTGTAAAATCTTCACCAGACTTTTCATACTTAACATATAAAGTTAAATTATCTCTATCAGAATCTATTTTTGATAATATTTTTTTAATCGTTGCAGTGACACCTGATCTTGCACCTGTAATTCTTAATCCAACTAATTGATCTGAGTATAACGATACTGGAATACCTAGAAAAGTATCTTCAACTTGAACACAAGTAAAATTATTATCATAACTTAAGTTGCCAGGAATTACCTTTGAACCCTCTTTAAAAAAGTGAGTACCAAATTGTTCAATCTGATTTTGTAAAATTGATTGAAGAGTGCTTAATTCTCGTGCCTGAACTGGGGATCCTGGCTTGAAAAGCACTCTATAAAAATTTTTATCTTTATCAAAATCGTCAAAGTAAGGGCTGACGTTTAGATTGGTTTCCTGTGGCATGATTCTTTAAAATTCCAGTACGATCTTGATGTCTTCTTTCTGTTGAGAACTACGAGTTACGGCAGCTC